AACGATGCTGTTCAGAGCAGAAGACACGCCTTCAGCGGGGAAGTAACCTTCGGCCACTTCACCAGTACCGTCTTCGGCAGCAAGAGTTCCGGTAGCCGGGCTGTTTGCCAGGGTTTCCAAAACGATAGTGTCACCAGCAGCACCTTTCACACCAGGAGCGGAAATAGCAGTGCGGTACACAACAGAGCCGGCGGGAACCACAAAGGGTTTATCCACACGGGGCTTGTCATCTTGACGCAGGTCAGGAGACAGGATGTAAAGGCCGTAAGTACCAGCAGCAAGGGTGCCGTCAGTAGTGACGCCTTTAGTATCGGGGTTCAGCACCAAAGCGCCAACGCCACGATAGAACTCAACGCCGGGAATAGACTCGACGCCTTGCTCACGATATGCATTCAGGTGAGCAACGTAGTTTCCGGGAAAAATGGTAGACATAGTTAGTAACTCCTATCAATAAACGAAAGAGTAACCAACCGTGATGAAATCCTTATTCAGGGTTTCAAAACCGGCAAACAGCGACCAGATCATGATGATGAAACGGCTGAAGTCGTCGTTGTTGTTCAACAGAATCTGCGCATTGTTTCCACCGATGCCCACGCCAACAGCCTGAGGACCGAAGAAGATCAACTGAGCTGCGTCATAGTTGGCAGCACTAGCAGACTCATCAGTGATGGTCAGGTTGTAAGAGGTTTCGGGCAGGTTGGTGGACTCGAACCAACGGACACCCTCGAAGAGGAAGCCAGTAGGCATAACGGGCTGACCAGCAACAAAGCCGGCTTGACCGTAGGCGGGACCCATGCCTTTGAAGAAGTTTGCATCAGGATGCAGTTCCGGAGCCATCGGGTTGATCATTCCGGTACCGGGGTAGCGGGCGATCTCACGGAAGTCGGAGTTCTGACGCAGGTGCATCATTGCGGTGGGGTCCACGATGCAGCGGTAGTAACCGTCAGCGAAGGTCGGGACGTTGCGCTTACGCATGTCCTTGACAACTTCAAGAAGGTCGGTGGTGACGTCAAATTTGGCGGATTCGCCAGCTTCGTAGGTAGCAATCGGATCGGAATCCGCTTTCTCTTTGCCACCGGGCAGGTAATAACCACCTTGATCTTGAGAAGCAAGGCCACAAGCTTCGGCTTTCAGGAGTTCATTAGCGAACACCCGGTCGCGCCAGCGGCGATAGTCATCAAGCAGGGTCAGTGAACCGATGGACTGGTGGAACACGTTGAGGTTTCCGGTGTCCAGCAGCAGACGCTGAGCAGTAATCAGGGTTTCACGAGCCACCTTGAAGGTTGAAGGCTGCGTGGTGTCGCGAGAGTCAGCAGGACCGGTGTACTCACGAAGAGTAACCAGCACTTTGTCCTTCACGATGTTGCGTGCGGAGGCGGATCCAAGGGTTTGATCGGCGGTCCGCTCACGGGACTCCTTAGTGCCAGGCTTGCCCCAGAAGCGATAACGGTCTAACTGAACGGTTTGACCGGGTTGCTTGGAGAAGTCATGAACAACCACAGGCTCCACTGCCATCTCAATGATGTAGGCAGGGTGGGGACGGTAGAGTTCTGCACCAAGAAGCTTCGGAAAATCATTATCAATCCACATAGGATCGTAACTCCGTAAGCTAAAAAGGTTTATAAGCGAATTCGACTTATTCGCATACAACGATATTATCTAGAATTGTTATCCTATATATGTTGTACCCAAATATCTTGTGGTAATGGATTTTATTGACGATAAAAAATGGAAACCTATTCATACATTGCCGGGATATGAATGCTGTATTGAGTACTATGTGAATGACAATGGTCAAGTCAAAAGTACTAAAGGCGTGATTGAGCGTATTCTTAAGCAACGTATTAATAAAAACGGCTACGCTCAAGTTAATTTGACTCAGCGTATTGGCAGAAAACAAACAATTACGGTGACTGTTCACAAATTAGTTGCACTTGCATTTCTAGATACACCTACTACTGTTCCTGGGAAAGGTAAAGGCTGCAGTAGGGTTAGACACATCGATGGATGTAAAACTAATAACGCCGTAGATAATCTTAAATGGACTAAAATAGAAGAAAGTGATTCTTAAAATCAATGGCTGATAGTCTCGTACTTACTGGTGTGAAGGGCATTAAAAAGCACACTGGCAATGAAATGCTACTTACTCGCCCTAAGCGTGGTGGCGATACTCACTCAGTTAAAGAGTGGTGGAAAAGTGGTGTATCTACTGTGTATGCAACCTGTACCATCTTTGATGTGACGACTGCAGCAGGTACTGTAAAACTTGCGCTTGATTCAAATCGAGGTACTAACATTCGTATTGATCACGACGGTGCTTTCGGTTTTACGTTCATTCGTCCTAACGAAATCAAACGTGGAGCACTTTTTACTGATCAGATGGAACTGATTGAACACTATGTGTTCCCTGCTATTAGCGGCGGTAAAGTGATGACGGTCATTCCCCCAAATGCTGCATCTAGGCCTAATGGTTCTACCGCTCCTTGGGAGGGTGTTGTTGACAATAGCGAAGCACCTATGGGAAGCATTAACAATCCGTTTGCTTTCTCACAATATGTGCAGGGTCAATCAATCTCTATGTCTATATCTGTATCTGGCAGCTTCTCAAACGTAGGCTACTCTATAACGTCTAGTGATCCTGCAGATACTATTGTAAATTCGGGAGGTAGTGATCTTGCTTCATACAAAGATATTACTTTCACAGGTGCTCTAGGTATGCGCACTTTCACAGTAAAAGCAATTAAGCCAGCACAACAGGAATGGATAGAAGACTACGGCGCTACCGGTGCACCTGATACCCCTTTGATTGAAACTTTCGATATTGAAGTAATTGCTCCTTCTACTCCTGACGTCACCGTTACCATTGATTCAGCCAACGGAACTGATGGCTATATTCTCAGCGGTGATGTAACTGGAGAAAACGCAACTATTAATTTGACTGCTGGTCAAACGTTGAGTATTACTAACAACCTTGGTGCACATCCGTTGTACATCAAGACTGTTGCTGGAGTTGGCCCAGGCGGTCAAGTAACTGAAGGTACAGTCTCTGGGCAAGGTGCTACCAGCGGTGAAGTGATTTGGGATACGACTGGAGTGACGCCTGGTACTTATTACTATCAGTGTTCAGCTCACGCCAATATGAATGGCGAGATTGTTGTTGCTTAATATTCACTACTACTTGATACAGTATTTTTGATTGCTTGACGAACTCTCATCGGTTTTTCGTAAGCGTCATAAGCACCATAACCTCCATAAGCAGTTGATCTCATGATTAGCTGCTTTTCTTCTATGGCGTCATATTCAAGAAACTCTTTGCCAACAACACATTCAACATTAAAAGGTAAACGCCTAGTGTTTCTTGCATGGATGCCTATATAGAAAAAATCATTTGTTTTTACGTACATTTTTTCATATGGATGCTCTTCTCTATCCTTGGTGTAAAGCCTAACATCAAGCCAGTTATCAATATAAATGTTCCCTACTTTTAAGTTATTCAAATCAATGCTAATGAATGCTTCTTTTCCTGAGATATTTGGCAGGCTATCACCTAAAACCAGCGCTTGAGAATAACTATCAGTGTAGGTAAGATCACTTTTATCTACTAACCCTGTTTCATAGTAAAGATCATTTACGTTATAGCTGTAATCAACAAATCCACAGAGCCAATTCAATTCTTCATAGCATACTCCCTGTGCAGTATTTAAAATATCAAGGCTTACTTTTACAAAATAGTTTTCAGCCCCAAACAGACCTACTGCACTTTCATACTTGAGAGTGAAAGGGACAATTGTTACTAATTGCTTTGCTGGACGACTAATAGAAGGTCCATCAGCATAATTCAGCGAACGTCCTGATGCGTGGCGACTTGATGCGGTGTAATCGCTAGCACCATAGATAAGATGATTCTTCTGAATCTCATTTGTTACGTCCATCAATACGCCGCACTCTTTTCTTTATTGTATTAGAGATATTCGTTAATCATATCGCTCTCCATGCGCAATGCCTTGAGTGCTTTGTGCTCAAGAGTGCGAACACGGTCACGGGACATATTCAGTACTTGTCCAATAGCTGTCATAGACATTGGTTCAAGCATCTCATCACCAATGCCATATCGCATTGAGATAACAGCAGCTTGCATCTCAGGCAAATCTTTAATCAGCTCACGGATGTCCTCTTTGATGTACTGCTGTTCCAACAAAGTATCGGGTAGCTGCGTCTCATCTTCAAGTAAGTCAATGAGAGCAGTGTCACGATTCTCGCCAATCTTGATTTCAAGTGAAGTTGGCTGACGTGCTTTACACATCAAATCTTTGATTTCATCTACAGTAAGACCCAGATGATCAGACAACTGAAACACAGTTGGCATATAACCATTAATCTGACTCAGTTCACGCTGGGCTTTCTTAAGTTTGTTGAGGTTTTCAGTAACGTGGATCGGTAGGCGGATGGCTCTGCTTTTTTCCGCAATC